CGGCAAGGGCACCACCCCGGAGTATGTGCTGCGCTACCTGCTCAACGCCAACGGCATCGACCCCGACAAGGACGTGACCATCGAGTATTATAGCGAGGCCACCGAGGTGACCGCCCAGATGGCCACCACCGAGGACGCCATTGCCGTGCTGCCCCAGCCCTATGTCACTGCCACCGGTCTGCAGGACGAGACTCTGCGGGTGGCCCTGAACCTGACCGAGGAGTGGAACAAGGTGGCCGATACCCAGCTCATCACCGGTGTGACTGTGGTGCGCAAGGAGTACGCCGAGGAGCACCCGGATGTGGTGGCCGCCTTCCTGACCGACTACGCCAAGAGCGTGGAAGCCGCCAACACCGACCTGGACGGCACCGCTGCCCTGTGCGAAGAGCAGGGCGTGGTGGCCAAGGCTGCCATTGCCAAAAAGGCCCTGCCCAACTGCAACATCGTCTGCCTGACCGGCGACGAGCTGAAAAAGCACATTTCCGACGCCGTAACCGAGGGCCTGAAACACTACTCCGGGAATATGGACGTGTCCAAGCTGGCCGAGGAAATCACGAAAAGCCTGAACATTCCGGACACCGGGAAGGGGATTGCCCCCGAAGACCTGAAATCCGCGGTGGCTTCCGCCCTCAGCGCAGAAGCTATCATTGAGAGCTTGCAAAGCAAGCTGCCCACCGTACCGGGCGAGGACCAAATCAAGAAACTAGTGGAAGAAGTTGTGAACGCTAACCTGCGCAACCAGTCCAAGAACTTTTACCCCGTTGATGAAGACATCAACGTGCCGCTTTCCGGCCACAAGGGCAACCTGTCCGTGGCGGAATACCAGCTTCTGAATATCTGCAAGATGACCGGCAAGGTTATCGACGCGAAAAACATCCCCACGGATATCAATGACGGCATCCCTGAATCCATCCGGAAGTCCGCCGAACAGGCCGGGGCCAAGTTCGTTCAGTCGCTGAGGATGGGCCGGAAGGATGTATTCACCACCGGCGACGGGCACATCTTCCCATCCGACCTGTCCAGCACCCTGCTTTACAGGCTGTATCTTGAGTCCCAGTTGGCCGCCGCACTGATTTCCCAGGAAATCCCGATGCCGACCGACCCGTACACGCTGCCTATTGCCACCACCCGCATCAAGTACCGCAAAGGCTCCGAAGCCCCGGCTACTACGACTGCGGATAAAATCGGCCTGTCCGACGTTACGCTGAAAACGGCGAAACTTATCGGCATCACCGATTTTTCCTATGAAGCGGCCGAAGATTCCATCATTCCTGTGCTTCCCATGCTCATGGATGATTTGGCCAAAGGTGCGGTGGAATCCCTGGAAAACGCCATCATCAATGGCGACACGGCGGAAACCCACCAGGACAAGGACATCACGGCAGCCGACGATGCCGCCAAGCTGTTTGACGGACTCCGCAAGTTCGCTCTGGCGCAGGCTTCCTGCAAGGTTGACATGGCAACCGGCGGCATCTCCGCCGCATCCATCCTCAAAATGAAAGCCTCTATGGGCAAATACGGCCTGCGCCCCTCCGACCTGCTTCTGGTCGTGTCCGCCTCCGGCTACAACACCATGCTTGGGCTGGATGAGACGCTGACCGTGGACAAGACGGGGCCGGGGGTCGCAAGAATCCTTACCGGCGTTGTGCCGTCCATCTACAACATCCCGATTATCGTGTCGGAAGCCATCAAGGCCACCAACACTTCCGGCGTTGTGGATGCCACGAACACCAACAACATCAAGGATTCCCTGCTTCTGCTCTACAAGCCGTCGCTGATTCTCGGTTCCAGACGGGGCTTTACCGTGGAATCCGAAGTGGACAAGAAGCGCCAGGTCAACAGCCTGATTGCTTCGTTCCGCAGGGACTTCAAACTTAAGGAGCCGCTTTCCAGTGCGCCTACGGTCATTCTCGGCTACGGTGCGCCCATCCTGTAAATCTGTGTGACCCCATAGATTACTTGTAATTTGTATTTTAGCCGGGAGGCATACATTGTATGCTTTCCGGCTTTTTCTTTGATTTTCAATTTTTTCCATCTCACCCACCGCATGAATTCACAGCAAATCAAGTTTTGGGCGCAACAGTACCCGGCGCTGGTCTGCGCCAATTTCATTGCCGACGCTTACGGCCTCGGCGCGGAAGAACTCAACCTGCTGACGGAAAAGCTTGACCGGAAAAGCCAGCTCGGAAAGCCGAAAAAAGTGCTAATCCGGACATTGCAGCTTTTGAAATATCCGTCAATGGACGTAGCCCAGGCTTTCGACACCACGCCTAAGTACATCACTTTGATATGGGGCAAGGTGCGGAAAGACCCGGAACTGGAACTGGTGGCGAACCGCATTTACCAGAAAACGATGCAAACGATTAACCGTGTGAAACCGTAATTGCCGGAAAAAGGTTTATCTTGTATTTTGGCTATTTTTTTTTACCGTTGCAGTCATGAGAAATGCTACCTACTTAGGCCCCACAAAAAATATCGGCCGGTTTGGAATCTTACGAAAAAAGGATGTCGTATCTTTATACGAGTACGAAATCGAATCCATTGCCGGAACTAAGATTTTCCAGGTATCTGAATTGAGTTTTGGCGATTCCGTTCCTGAAAACGTCCAGCCGCTGGGAACCCCCGCTTACGACCTCCGCACCGTCCCCTGGAACCACCCCCATTTGTTTAAGTGGCTGAAACGCCGTGGACACCAGACGTTGAAAAACATTGCCTGCGCCATAGAAAGCCTGGGCATCCAATTGACTTTGGATAGCCGGAAATCGGCCCTGTCCATAGCTGATGCCGTTTATGCGGCGGCCAAATATTTCAACTGGACGGCATTGACTGTTTCCGCCGTGAAAAGCCTGCCGTCCACCGTGGACCGGACAACGCCTGAAACTCCGCAAACGGTCGAACCGGAAACAGAGCCGGAACCGGAAATGCAGGAAGAAGAGGAAAATGAAGAAAGCGGCGAAGCGGAAAAATCCTCCGCAATGTTCGGAGGGCAGGACGCGCAAACAAGACACAGGAGCCGGTGAAATAATGACAGGAAATACCCATGATTTGAATGTCGCCAGTTTCCGCAGGCTTGCCCTGGACAGCGGCCATTCCGGTTCGGCTCTGGATACGATGGTAAAATCTTACGCCGCCGCGTCGTCTTCCGCCAAGCGTTGCATGGTGCAGGCGCTGATTCATATCCGCTCGCAGAAAAACAAGGCCCCGCAAACCAAATAATCTGTTTCAGTCATGGTCACTCCATTGCCTTATTGCACGCTCAGCGAAGTGCAGGCGGAAATTCGTAACTACGATGCCAACATCAACGATAAGCTGATTTCAGCCATTGAGCGGGCTACGGCATACATCGACGAGTACTGCCGGAAAACCTATCAGCCTGTTGACCGGGTGTCGGTCCCTTTCCGCGTGCCGTCCCCCTGTGTTGCCGGAAAATCCATATTGCTTCCGTTTCCGGTCCGGGAACTGCTGAGCATTGAGGACGGGGACCAGCACGGAGAAGCTCTCACCCCGCAAACGGTCGAATGGTACTCCGGTTCCACCCGCATTATCGCCCCAAGAAACCTCGTCAACCCGGTCAACATCTATGGCACATTCGGCGGGGAATCCTCCAACAACGCGCAGGAACCTCCCTTGGATTTGCCCGCTGGAATACGGCGTGCCGCCGTGTTGATTGCCGCCGCCTTTTCCGGGGAGTACAATCGCGAGCGCATTGACATCAATGGTGAGCGGCAAAACGTCCTCGAAACCTGGATTCCTAAAGAGGCCAAGGAGCTTCTGAATCGTTACGCCAGGACCCCCGCATCATATATTTGACGTTCATGGGCTGGATGCGCTGTAGATATGCTTCGGGCAATTTCAGCCGGGCGCTTTCCCGCATGGAAAAAGCCCTGTCGCCCCAGCGGCTGGACAAGGAGGTTGCCAAGAAGTGCGCGGATATTGTCAAGGCAAGGCTGGTGCGTCGCACCCCGAAACGCTGGACGGGCCAGCTTCGCCGCAACTGGCGCACGGTGCAGTGGTCCACCGGAATATGGGTGGTGGAAAACCCGTCTCCGGTTATGTCGTATCTGGAACATGGCACCAGGCCGCATGGCGCTCGCGGATTCCGGCACACCAGCACCGGGAAGCGTGTCAGAAAAAAATTGTTCATACCCCTGAACCGTCAAACCGCTATGGCCTATTCAGCCCAGGGCGGCACATTGGAATCAAAGCGCGAACTGTTCCGGAACGGTCGATTTATCACGACAACCAGAAGAAACCGCCGGGGAATCAGACAACAGCGCACCACGCAAAAGAAACTCATATACGGAAAAGACTACATATTGACAAAACGGGTGAAGGGCATCCGGGCAAAACATATTGTGGAAGGCATGCGGCCATTTGCCCGAAAGCTTCTCCGGATTGAAATGCGCCGGTATCTCCGGAAGGCGGTTTTGGGCCGCGTGTAAACCCGTCTTTTTTTTGTTTTGCCAAGGACTGTTGCAGGCTATTTTAACTCTATGAGCACTCAACCCATTGATACGTCAAAACTGCCTATGGCCCTGGCGCCGCTTTACGTTTTGCTGAACCGTCTGACCGGGCACACGGATAAGGGGCGCATGCTTTACGGCCTGCGCCTGGAACTCTTCCCGGCAATGGCCAGGGTGCAAGGAAGAAAAGATTACCCGGTGCTTCGGATGCTGGTTCCAGCCCTTGGTTGCAGGCCCTCCGACGCGGGTTCCGGGTACCGGGCGGCAAAAAACCGGGACACGGAAGAATCTTCCTGCCTTACCCCGCTGGAC